ACGTTTTCAATTGCCTCTTGTATTGACCCGTCCTCATCAACGTCCGATATCGGCTCACTCTTTGTCTGAGCGGGCTTTGACTGTTTCTGTGCATTGTGCTTTGGTGCTTCCCTTGGTGTTTCAACGTGACCGCCTTCACTTTTAATTTCGTCTTTCACATAGTCTTCATCTTGGCTGAAGAAGCCAGAGAGAGCGAAGATGTGAAGGGCTGCGTCAACAACAGCCCTCTTTTCAGCCATCTTGAGAATTGTGTTTGAAATTGACCTCATTGCAACGTCTTTCGGCATTCCAGCCTTCATGCTTTCACTGACCTGTTTCCAGAATTTGTATTCGCTTGTTGATGCGACACCGAAGCCTTCACTGATAACAACATCATCGTTCCTAACGAGCCTGCACTTTATGGTGTAGGCGATTTCGTTCTCATCAATGACCTTGTCAACGATGTCAACGAGTATTCTCAAGCCAAGAGCGTATGCTATTTTCTCGGCACCGCTCTTGTATAGGAATGGCTTTGTTTCCATTTCCTTGCCGTTCTTGGTATACTTGATTGTTCCGTAGTCCTCACCAGGCTTAAGAAGAGACTTGACAAATTCTTGGATGGAGTTAATCTCCATCAATCTGTTTTTGATGCTGTCAGGCTTGATGTCGCCTGAAGCATCATTTCTTACACTCAAATCTTTTGCGGTCATGGTGTCCCCCCTTGATTTTTTTATAGGGAAGCGCTAGTCTTCCCTTTTAACAAAATTAACACAGCCAAAATCCTCGCCAACGAGGACCCAGTATGTTGGGTCATAGTCAATGATGTTAACCGAATTGTTTTCAGGCTTATCTGAAAGCCCTGACCCAACGATATTGCCCTCGTCGTCGTAGATGTGCCTCTCATCAATGTGATTGATGAGACGGCACCCACCAAATTTTTGGGCATCAACGCCCCATTCCTGGAAGGCTCCCTCATTGAACCTCTTCCAGAACTTGCAATTCTTACACCTATTTTCCATACAACCCTCCCTTTTCATGAGGAAGTGGTGGTCTCCACCCATCCTCTTAAAACAAAAAAAGCAAGTCCCCAATCTTCACACTAATATTATAATCAACTCATCGTTCACTTGTCAAGTTTTTTTTCACAACCAAGATGGTTTTGGTTGGTTTGGGGTTAATAGATAAAGGGAGGAACCGCTAGAGGGCTCCCCCCTTGATTTCAGGAGGCATGTGGGCAAAGGGTGGCTTATGGCTAAGAAAGAAGACGATGGGGGCGCCCAGACTGCAACGCCCCCATATGACCATACCCACGCGAGTGGGTATAACTCTAACAGTCAACAAGCGGTGTTACGCTATGTCTAGAGCAAAGGAGGGTGCTATGAAGTACACCGACCTAAAAAAACACGGGGGGCTATGTCTTCTACGCCACCCCCAAACTTTGGAATGGTTTGAGCAAAACAGGGAACGAAGCCTTTGCTATAGGCTCCGTTCCCTACACACCCCATGTCAGATACCAACCAACCTGGAGTAATTATAACGAACTCAACGTTCAACTGTCAAGTGTTGCTCACGAAGCAGTTTTTGCAAGTGCTTCGTTTATTATTTTTCGTAAGAAAAATAATAAACGGGAATAAATATATAGGAGAGCTATATTAGGGTACATACGTATGTAGTACTACGAGAGCTTATATGAGGGTAATATATATATTCTCGTTATTAAATCTTACGATTTAATAACGGAGACTTGTCAATTTTGACAGGTGGCTTGTCAATTTTGACAAGTTGTGTCCCTAAGTTGCACTTGACAATCCGTGAACTGATTGTTTATAATTCTATCATGACGAAGCCGTCGTATGATGAGGTCCCCAGTCTTCACAAGAAGTTGCTTGATGACATAGCGAAGTTTGTGAGCATGAAGACGCTTGCGCGCGAGGTAGGCTTCACGATACAGAAACTCTCGCTTGTTAGGAAGAGGCTTAAGCAGTCGCTGTCGCCTCTTGCGCTTGCGAGGATATACAGGTTCTGCACTGCAAGGGGAATACCGTTCCCAGACGTTGTGTTTGTGAGGTACAGGTCTGGCGCAGATGACATAACGAAGGTCGTCGTTGCTTTAACGAAGGAGGACCTTCAGAAGATACTTGAGGAAGATGAGAAGAGGAAGAAGAAGGACTAGTGAGCCGAAGAACATACTTCTTGAGATGGCGCTTCTACCGTCTAGAGTGAGAGAGGTGATTGACATAATCAGGAAGGAGAAGACTACGGTCCTTGACGCCTACAAGAGGGTGTATGAGGGCGGTGACAGCGGATACAAAAAGTTCGTTTCAAGGTGGGGGAAGAAGATAAAGGCAATTCTGCAGAGCGTGATGGTTGAGGATGTCATGCTTGACGAGGCGAAGAATGTCAACTGGGACTGGATACTCGCATACTGCTACTCGCAAGTTAACTCGCAGAACCTTGATGATAAAGAAAGGGTCAAGATACTGGAGATTATGGTCAAGGCGCTTGAACGAAAGGAGAAGTCCAGTGCAGTGACACAGCCGATAGAGGACGAACTATGATTTACCCAATCGCTTACAACGTTGAGAGTAGTATTGTCAGGGAGGCGCGGAACGTAGTAAAGAAAATCATCTACGACAACTTCCTATACAAGACGAAGGAATTCAAAACAACGCTTGAGATTGCAAAGCGGAAATACAGAAGCGACCTAATCGCGTTCGTCAGGACAATCAGGTACTTCCAGAAGAAATACCCGTTTCTCAGAATGAAACTGCACAGGAAGCAGTGGCTATTCCTCTGGGAGATCTTCGTCAAGAAGAGAGAGATTGTGATTGCTAAGGGAGGGAACAAGAGTGGTAAGACGACGGCACTCGCATACGCTGTCATCGTCAAGGCTCTTGAGAACCCCAAGAACGTCATATGGGTCGTGACAATCAACTACGACATGGGTAAGAACATCGTTGCACGCAAAATTGCGGACCTTATTGGCGACAACAAGAAGGCAAGGTGGAACACCAAACACAACACATTCAACATCTTCAAGACAACCGTGAACTTCAAGAGTGGTCAGTCGGACGATGACACGTTCCAGTCCGCAAGCGTTGACCTCGTCGCGTTTGATGAGCGACCACAGAGAAGCTCAACATTTGACGAGGCGTACGCAAGGACAATTGACACACAGGGTCAGGTGATAATGGCATACACCCCTCTGAGGGAGGTGGACTTCATCTACGACTACTTCATCGCAACGAACAAGCGCTGGGACGAGAATAACTTCGCAATCGTTGAGATGGCAACAACCGAGAACATCTTCGCACAGACCGCAGAAAAAATCAGGGCGCTGTCAGCCGATGAGGACGAATACCAGGCAAGGATACTCGGCTACTACAGAATTGAGGTTGACATGGTCAGAATGACCGAAGAGGAGATGAAGCAGGTCATCAAGTATCCAACAAGAAGACTAATGCTCGTTGAGGACATGTCAACGGGCAAGGTCATTGAAAGCGAGATATCGGCAACTGAGGACGCATTCGCACTATTCAGGAAAGAGGGGAGCTTCGGAATATTTGAGATATTCAGGGAGTTCCCATACCTGAACTCGCCAGACTACAGGAACCAGATAGTCGTCGGCGTTGACGTCGCTGGCGGCATTGGCAAGGACTTCTCAGTCGCTCTCTTCTACTCAAAAGTTGGGACACTCTACGGCGCACTGTTCTCAAACAACGAGAGCATTTCGGCATTCACCAAGCAGCTCATACACGTAATCAGGAAGTATTACGGCATATACTCGGTGATTTCGTTTGAACGAAACGGGCTGGGAATAGCGCTCTACGAGATAGCAACAAGCATGGGCTACACAAACTTCTACAAGCCACCAAACAGCAAGGTGGCAGGCGTGTATATCGGGAACGAGGGGAAGACAACGAGAGTGCACATGCTCAGAGAAATGATTTCAAGAAAGGCAATTGACATCCACTACAGGATGGCAAAGGAACTCGCAGACTTCAGAATGAAGAACAACCAGAAGCCAGAAGACTTCATCTCCGCAACACTCATACTCACCGACCTCATTGACCCACTGTCTCTTGAAACCCAAACTAGCGTTTCACAAGAAACATTGACAAAAAAGCAACTTGAGATTGAAAATACGAAAGTGCGTAGTTATAGTTTACTGTAGGAGGTGAACATGGCGAAAAAGTGGATACAGAAGGCAATCAAGCACAAAGGCGCACTCAAGAAACAGCTCGGCGTCAAGAAAGTCACAATGACGAAACTCAACCAAGTCTCGTCAAGACTTCGCAAAAAAGCCGAAAAATCCAAGCTCTCACCGTCCGAAAGGAAACTCTTAAGACGCGTGAACCTCGCCAAAACCTTGATGAAACTCAGAAAAAAAGGAGGTAAAGCATGATACTGTGGGTAAAAAGAATGAGAAGAAGACACAGAGCAAAAGGCAGTGGCAACAGTGGCAGTGGTAGCAGTGGCGGAAACGGTGGAGGTGTAGTATGATTACGTTCCTCAACGTCCTGTCACTCGCACTGTCAATAATCGCATTCACAATGTCACTCGTCTTATACTTCAAGGTCATGAGACTTGAGAAAATGGTTAACACGCCACAGAAGGAAACCAAAGACAGGCAGAGTGAAGTTGATGACGAGCAGAAAAAGAAAGAGGACGAGCTACTGAAACTATGAAGTTCTTCGTATGCAAAAAGAAGCACATAACGCTCGGTAACCGCCCAGAAAGGACAAAGTGCCCAATCTGCGGTGAGCACGCAAGGGAACTGACAGAGAAGGACACAAGATACGGGCGTATCCTGATTGACGGGCTCAAGATGACACCAAGACAGGCAATGGATTACATTAAGAACAGGTACGGGGAAGAGGTGCTATGAAAAAAGAGGATGTAGCACTTTTGGAAAAAATCGGCAAGGAGATAAGAATATTCCAGAACCACTACAAGGACATCTACTTCATCTCAAGGTTCGCAATGGGCGACCAGTGGCGAAACGACCTATGGGAGAGGATATCTCTTGACAACATCCCGTCCAGAGTACACAACAAAATCATCGGATACAAGCGAACACTGACCGCATACTTCATCCAGTCATACCCGAGACTGTCACTGGACGTGCAGGACAAGAAGTATAAGAGTGTTGTGAGGAAACTACAGGACGCAGTCAATGCTGTTATCTCCGACCCGCAGAACTTCGGTGTCATAGCGTCAGCATTCGCAAGCTCAATGATAACTGGCGTCTCAGTAATCAAATTTAACCCACTGCCGAAACTCAGAAGAGTTGAGATACAGGAAATCCCACTACACAACATATACACGCAGATGGGCGAGGTGAACCTGAGGAAAGTGTCGTATATCGTTGAAAGATACGTAGCGTCCAAGGACAACCCACTAAGACCACTCACAACACCAAGATATGACCAGCTCAACCTGCCAGACACATACTCCGTATACTACGCCGTCTACTCAAAAGACGAGGACACTGGCAAAGTCTCAGACCTCAAGATAATTGAGACGGGGAAGAGACTAATCTCATACGACTGGGACACATCACCCCTACTAAACTACAACGAGGACGGCAAGCCATACAAGGTCATTAGCGGCATGCCTCCAATTGACGACTACCCATACGTACTCATACCATCGTCACCCGACATAACCAACATCTTTGACTACAAGGTGTCCGAAGCATACGCAGCCAAGGACATCCAGATATTCATCAACAAGCTCATATCATACTCGGACCTCGTAATGGGCATAACCGCTCTCGGAATAGCAAAGATACGAAACATGCCAGCAACCGAAGTTGAGCTATACCCAGGCGCAAAGATACCAGTGCCAGAAGGGAGCGACATCGCAGTTGACCGCGGAATCGGACTAAACTTCAACTTTGAGGCATACAACCTGTCATCAGCACTCGCAGACGACATTTTCGGAATAAACGAGATACTCCGTGGCGTAAGACCTCAGTCAGTAACGAGCGGCGTCGCAGTCAACCAGCTATACAACATCGCACTCTCAAGACTACAGCTCAAGGTCCCAATGATAACACAGATGCTACGAAGGCTCGTAGTGCTCGTCGCAAAAACAATCCCAACATACGACGAGTTCAGAGTTAAGTTCGGCTTCACTCCAGAAGACCTTGACCTCATTGACGAACTGGTGGATAACGAACAGTTTGAGATAAACGCAACACCAACAATCGCAGACACACGAAACACAGACAGCATTCTTGACGCAATGATAAAACTCGCGCAGTCGGGCGTAATGCCACCACAAGTAGTGTTTGACTTCATACGAAGAAATTATCCATACTTCTTCGGCGAGGAGGAAATCAAATTTAGCATAAATGACCTTGTCAGTAAAGAACTAGTCAAGAACGTTGGCAATCTTATTATGGGAGGAAACAATATGCCGTTAGGACAAGCAGCTCAGCAACAAGCCCAGGCACAGCAGGTGCCAGCCCTTTCTCCTGAGGGCGAGGCATTCCTGAGAAGTGTCGGCATTGACCCCGCTCAAGTCACACCCGAGGTGATCCAGACAGCACTACAAATCATGCAGGACCCGTCAAAGCAACAGCAGATACAGGACATGATACAGAAACTCATATCACAGGGCTACACAGAGTCGGACGCACAGAAGTTCGTATTCGCACTAATCGTAAAGGCAATCATTGACCAGATGAACCAAGCACAACAGCAAGGCGGTGAGACACCACCGCAACAGCAGGGAGGTGGTCAGTAATGGACCTCAGCGACAAAGTCCAGAGCGAATTGACACAACAGGAACCACAAGAACAGGAAACAGCACAGCCCGAAAACGACATACAGGTGGAACAACAGCCAGAAGAACAAGCCGAAACACAGACGCAAGCCGAAGCACAGACACAGGAACAGCAGACCCAGGAACAAGAAGAACAAGAAACACAAAAACAGCAAACAAAAGGATACTGGTATGAGCAGATACCGCCACACGAGTTCCAGAGAATAAAGGCGAAATACTGGGAGCAGACCGTGCCAATAGTCGCAAAGGAGGTTGGAATGAGTGAGACTGAGCTTGTTAAGATGATGCTCGCAGTCGGGATTGACAGCCCAGACCTCATCACAGACTTGCGAAAAACGATAGCAGAGATTGATAGTAAAAATAAGAGGGTCACGGAGGACAACAAGGCAATCAAGCCACAGAGGGCAACGCCAAAGGAAGACATAAGCGCCACGATAAAGAATAAGTCGTGGTACGAAATAGCAGAGATTATCAAGAAGCAGAGAGGAGTAGCCTGAAAGGGGGGACAAAAAGAAGAAATTAAGGAGGGAGCAAAATGGCAACTTTGGAGGACATTCGCCACGAGCTAAACACGATTATTCGTGACTACGACCTCTTCAACGAGGTCGTTGACAGGATGTGGAAGTCGTCAGCACTCGCCACAATCCTGGGCAAAAACAAAAGGAAAGTGACTGGCGGAATAGCATACGAGTTCAGAGTGAGGCTCACTGAGACCGACATCCCCACTCAGAGAAAGAGGTTCTACGATGTCATAGAAACATCAAGAGTGGGGAACCCAGTAGTCGGTAAGTTCCAGCTCGGAATAATGCAAAAGGCAATCTCAATCTCAAAGGATGAGCTTGAAGCCAACAGAGGCGAGGCAAAGATAATTGACTTGGTCACCGACAGAATGAAGGAGTTTGAGGAGAGCGTCAAGAAGCAGTTCCTACTTGACCTCATCTACGGCGACCCAGCAGTTGAGCCTAACGCACCAACGGGACTTGAGGTCATCCTGACACCAAACAACAACTACGCAGGGATTGACGAGACGCTCTACCCGTCTTGGAACCCGCTTGTGCTTGACGCCTCAGACGCAGCGTATCCATACGCTGTCGGTGGCGACACAGCGCTACTGTCAACATACGGAACCACAGACGTAAGGACAATTGACCTGTTCATCAACGACGTGGTCTACAAAATCTCAAAGGGTCAGCCTGACTTGAGACCGAACCTAGTGCTAACAACAGGGCACATCTACTCGCTCATCAAAGCCGCTGTGTTCCCACAGGTTCTGCTACAGGACAAGTCACTCGTTGACGTTGGGTTTGACAACGTCAAGTTCAACGGGCTAACAATCGTTGATGACCCGTTCATACCCGACAGGACGATGTACTTCCTGTCAACTGACGACATAATGATACTGTACAAGTCGCTTGACATGAACCCGCCAGAGTTCAAAGTTGAGGACCCGTCAGGCAAGGCAAGGACACTCATCTCCATCGTTGAGATTGAGTGGACACTCGCATGCACAAGAAGAAGAACGCAGGCAAAGGTGATTAACGTTGGTAGCCCAACTTCATAAGGGGTGAACACCCCATAAACCACGGAGGATAACTATGTGGAAGACGTTTGCTATTGACATCGGCTCGTTCTCAACCAATGCGCTTGAGCCCGTAGGGTCACTCAGAGTGTCACATGACGGCAACATATACAAGCTCGCAAAAGTCACAACGCCGTCAGGCAGTGGCTACAACAAGCCACTCGTTGTAGCCTGGACATCGGATACCGAAGTGTCGCCAACAACAGGCTCAACAGCAGCTCCAAAGGGAGTGCTCGTCGCCAACATTCCCAAAAACACAACCGCCTACACATGGATACTCATTAACGGAATAACACAGGTCACTGCAGACGCATCCTACACATCGCCAGCAGTCGGCGATGAAGTTGTAGCAGCAGCAAACGGCAAGGTCAAGAAGAGAACAACAGAGGACGCAAACGCTGTTGTCGGCGTAGTGGTGTCAACGAGCCCACTCAAGATATTCGTCAAATGACAGTAAGCGACATTCTTGAGAAAATAAAGTTCATTGTCAACGACGAGCACCTATACTCACTCACACTCAGCACAAGCCAAATGTCACTCATAATCATCCAGGACGTCGTCAACACAATCCTAAAGACACTCGGGCTAAACAAAAAAAGGGGGTACCTCAGGGTATTCCCTTTCTCCAAAAACTACTACTTCTTCAACAAGTTCACAAGCACATACGTATATGGCAACCTGCCATACGCATGCCAGCTCCCAACATCCCTACTGTCAATAACCAACGTCTACCTCTACGGCAAAAACATGCTGTATGAGATAAAATTTAGAAACGAGCCTCTTGACGATATATCGTCAACATCCCCGTATTTCTGGAGTGGCGGCGCATCGTATCTGTCAGTATCTCCAATACCACAAACCCCATCCTCCACATCAAGTGACCTCACAGTCTCATCAATAAACGAAAGGTATGATATAACGATTGATGAGAGCGACTTAAACAAAATTGCAGTCCCTCAGCCCGTTATATTCTTTCTTCGTGGTTTAAGTGACAACGTGTATTTTAACAGGCTAGTGGTCTATTACACTCTTGACAGACCATCAAGAACACTCAGAGACGGCGTCACAGTCTATTCAAACCCCATTACACTCCCACCAGACGATTACACAATTTCTGTATTCCTACCCAACCTCGCATTTGACTACATTGACACGCAACTATTCTCAAGCGCAAACGATGTGATTGACATGCCAGAGGACTTCAAAGACGCCATAGTATACAAGACATGCGAATACATCTACGACAGAATGAGAATGGAGAACGAAAGCATGTATTACCGAAGAAAGGCAGAAGAGGAACTCAAAAGACTAATGAACTACGTCTACGGCGACAAGGAGAGACCAGCAATAAGAGAAGGCAAAACAGTGTCAACAACACCAGTAAGGTTCGTTCATGAGGTGTAGGTATGCCAGAACCACGAGAAATAATCATCCCTCAGAACACAGTAAACCTACAGGAAACCACCGACGGGCTAGAGTGTGCAATTGGAGTTGTGCCGTCAAATGACGGTGTGCTGAGAGAAAAGAAATTCAAAATCCCTGATGAAACACTGTCTGGCGACAATAACTGGTACGACTCAATGAGCCATGTCAGAAACAAGATAAAGTCCAACAAGCAGGTGGTCTACAACCAACAGGACAAACTCGTTATTCTTGAAAGTGGCTATCGCGGAACACTCTCATACAACAACGAAATCGTCGCAGTCAATACGTCAGACAACAAAGTCTACAAGAAGAAACCAAAGAAGTCATTCGTGCCAGCATTTCTCAAAATCCTGTTCAGATACAATGTAAATGGAAACTGGCAATACGAGTCGCACAACTACTACGTCCAGTATGACACAATAACCAAGAAAGTATACAACGGGATTGAATGCCAGGGCTTCAATGATATTATCTCAATCTCAAGCAAGCAAGTCTGCCCGTCAGGAAACAAAATCTTCGTTCTTGACCCTTCAGATAAGAGAGTGGTGAAGTTCAAACTAGACAGGAAGTCAAACAATACCGATAGAATAAGGTATAAAAAAGAGACGATAAACGATAATTCATTGATTTCTTCATACAGTGACCTCCCTGCCAATGTGCTGAATGATGGAGGCAATGACGGAAGCGGTAATATTTATTCGTCATTCCACCTGAATGGCATGGGGCTATCACAGATTGCTAGAGTGAATAACGGCACGATAACTGATGCATACAATCAAAAACCACTCGGCGCACTGGCTATATACAGATACACATCTTATCTTCGCATCAGGAACATTACTAACACGAATGAATACGATTCCAATAACTACCAACTAAGATACACTGATAATACCATTACAGCCGCATACGACTACAGGGCAAGGGCGATGATGCCAGTTATTACAACTGGTTCAGATCCTGCTCAAACTGGGCTATGTAACGTAATCTTCTATGCAAATGATGTTAATGGCACTTGGAATATGAGGACGCAATACTCACATTATTACAAAGATGATTTTAGCGTGGACGAAGTGATTGTAGGGA